CCGGGGGCTATCACAATCATGGTAAATGATTGTCAGAGAAAACTGTTAAGTGATCTCTGTCCATCCACGTTTCAGGCGACTGCGACGTGGAACCGCAAAGATGCCAGCTTGCGTAACCCCTGAAGGTTGTGCGTGCTCGGATAAACCGAGTCGCGCGACCCGAAGGATCATGCTCCAGCTGTCCGAACCTACCCGTTTCTGAGTAGGCCGGATGACGTATGCCCGATATTCGACACGTTGAAGGTCCTTATTGAACCTTCGCGGATAGCGAATAGGAGCATACGGTGTACTAACGGGTCTCACGAATGCGAGACAGTCCTGCTTTCGGTTAACAACCGGAAGAGGGCCTGTCCAACTTTCAAGAAGGCGGGCCGAAAGGACCGCCACCCGCTTGTACCCTCTTGAATAAGCGTGATTAGAGAAATCACACCAAGACGAGAGAGCGCTAGCATCTACTATATGACGACGCCATTCCTTCTTCATACGAAGAGGAGTGACAATGACGCCCTTAAAGGCGTCAACTCCACAGGATTCCCGAAAGAATCCCTTGGTGCAGCACTTCTTAGGGTTGAACAAAAGTCCAACTTTAGGAAGATACTGCAGAAGCGCTTGAGTAAATTCTCGCGCAACAATGATGTCGTCACCATACACGAACACTAGACGACGGGCTCTATCGTAGGCCTCATGAAAATGAGGTCCACGACTTCCTCTTTCGGGGAATGAGCCTGCCATGTTTGTGTCATGCATAATTGCAGCTACCGAGAGCGCCCAGAAGCAGATCGATTCCACTGGAAAGCATAAATTGCTTCCCATTGGCGCGAACTTCTTCATGTGCACAATTCGGCCATCAGGAAGCTTCGTATGTGTGCTTCTAGTAGCCATTAAGGCATCTAGAAGACCGGGTTGGCCAGAGAATAACTTCTCTACCAACGCGATCGACACACGGTCGGACGCTTCCTTCATGTCCAATGTGGACCATTGTTGTGTCAATGAACCCTTAAGGGCTAATTGCTGATTAACTCGTTGATCCGTGAAATTCACGTGTCCGCGAGTCCAACGATTAGTTTCGAGATGTCTTACAAAGGCATTCCCGAGTCCCTGCTGGATCCATTGATACTCTAGTGGCTCACACGAGATGATTCGAGGTCCTCGAGAATCCTTGGGAACAAGCACGACTTTCGCCGTGCCTGACTCAAGGCTCTCAAGTTTCTCGAATTCACGGTAAGTATCGACTACCTGTCCGAGACTGAAACAGTTGTACTCATCAAATGGGTACACCCGATCAATCGCGCGATACAGACGTTTAAACTGGTGTTTTTGCCAGTTTTTCTCGCCTGTAGCGACAGATCCAGGGCCGTGCTTTGGAAACACGTCCCGGAAGTCGAAGTTCCAGAATATAGAGTCGATTACTCGACTCGCCGTTCGAAGAACGTCATCCATCGGAAGATCCGATGGAAGACCCTCATCTGTGCAAACAAACTCATCCAGGAGTTTTCTCTCCTGTGATGCAGTGTGTTTGATCTCTAACTTGTACATAAAGTACAAGAGTTCTCGTAGTTGTTTAATACACTCAGTATTCGCATCCACGCGTAAGCATGAATCCGTCCCGATGACCTGTGTGAAGAGATACCGAAATAAATTCGGCACTCTTCGCGCTTTACACCTTGAGAAGGTGCTAGGCGCTGACATAGGTCCATCACCTTGCAAAGCGATGTCAAACGCTTTGCCAAGTGACGGGAGAGTCTTCGTCAGAAACGAGACTCCCTCATTAAGAAATCGATCGCGAACTGTTTCCAGATCGCGACGTGACTCCTTATTAGGAACATTGAGCATATCAGCAATGTCTCTGTATAGGTCGCAGTATATCTCTAAATAAATGTCTTTCGACGCTCGTTTAGAGTCGAGGCTATTACGCGTTGCCATATTGGCGATGCTCCTAGCCGCGATGCGACATCCACAGAGGCCAGTTAACCACAGGGCTGCCAAGTCCTATTACAGACCTGGTCTACTGCGGGCCTCCTGTGAGCAATAACTTAAGTAAAGGGAAATCCCCTTTACCCACGATATAGCCGCACAGGAAGCCTAGCACAAAAGCGCAGGAATAATTCCTGCACTTGTGAGGAAGATTTAATTGCTTCCTCACGGTTCGTTGTTAAGCAGTTGTGTGACCGTTCCCGCAGTCAAGAGATTCTTGAGCTGCGTGATCATGTCCTGCAACTGAGCAACAGTGACCGTGGACCGGGGCGCATCGATTACGATGTGCACAGATCCGACGACGGGCAGAAGAGTCTCAACTTGAGGCTCCTCACGCTCCAATCGAACCAAGTGTCGATCGTACTTGATACCACCACGGGTAACCAATTCGTGTTTCACGAAGAGGCGCCGAGGTTTCTCGAGTCCGAGCGATGTGTCGCGCCTTTCGGAGTTACCTCCGGAAAGGTTAGCGAACTTGTAGGTGGTTGAGGACGAAGCGTCCCTAGCCAACGTGATGTCATTTGTAAGCATCGCGGTATATACTACAGGGTTAACTAAATACCCCTTGCGGGGCGGTTACCTCCCGGCAATCACTAAACTTCCGCCAAGAATGGCTTGGTTAAGTGAAGGTGCCTGGACGGATAGACTATCGTAGAGATTTGGCATCTCTACGCGTCTATTATAGTACGTGGTCTCTTTTTCTTGGAGGAGGACGCCTGAGGCTTTCGCCCAGGCGCCCTTTCCAATGTCAACGAGCACACGGGTTGTGAACTTGTACTTTACGCTATGCGCAAAGTCCAAGATTACTATGGGGAGAGGATCTCCAGCTAGATAATCCTCGATCGACGCTAACATGCTTCCGACGTTGAAAAACCAATCAACGACGAAACTGAATGGTATTGCTTCCCAAATGGTTGCAATAACATCCGAAATGCCGAAGGCATTCATGTATGCGCGCAAGCGCCCAAGGGCCGACTTAAGAACGGATGTATCATGTTTATAACGCATTACTGCGTGATAGACAGGTCTATCCTTCCATCTGGTCTGAACATAAGTTTTATGTCCAACCCAGTCGCTAAACATGACTGTGTCTTGGTAGACATAGTCAGCGGGTAGCGTGATGCGATCCACAAGGGGGCACATAAAGTGCCTCGTTTGTGTTTCGTCACCAAGTCGTATCAACGCGTCAAGACGGTCTTCAAGGTTCTTCACCTTGTCGAGTACGCTCAAAACGTCAGATATAGTTGGCCTTAGACTGAACTGGTAGAACAGATTAAACTGTGCCACCTTTCGCAGTGCCCCCATCGCTCGATTCGCCCAACCTTTAGGTAGGGTGGTTTGAGTATGGGATGTTGACTTTGATGTCTTGGCATTATATGGGACTTTAGGTCCTCGTATAATGACTTTGCCATTCCGGATTACTCCGGTCGGCATTTCTTTGCGTTTTAACGCAAAGTTAGGCATCTTGTCATCCATTCGCGTGCGGTTCGCCCGGCTGTGGGCAGCTTTCGCTGCCCGAGTCGCCTCAATAATCGTATTGTTCAAAAGAAGCCCGTCCTTATTCAGGTTGGGTTTCATGAACTTATACGCTTGGAATGAAAGTTGATTCCAGTCGAATGTACTTGGTACAGTCGGTGCTGGAAAGAAATTCGCATTCCTCCATTGGGTAACTCCCACGAAATACCAGAGAGCTGCATTTCCCGAAAACGAATACAAGTAAATTGGATTCGTTACTGGAGTGTAGCTTCCGTTATGTGGGAACTCGAACTCTATATCAGAGGTAGGCTCTATCACCAAAGTTTTGGTGTGTAGAACGTTACCACTCCTACTGAGTTTAGGTTCCTCGTCGATCATACTCTCAATGAGAGTATCAAATGACCGTGGTGCGGTTGTTGTTGTGATGTTGTTCACCTGTTGTGAAACAGGACGAATATACCACCTCTTGTATACACTTGAGGCAGTCTCAGCAACAACTGTGCGTGTTCTTGTTCTCATAATA